TGTTGTACTGGTACTTGTAGTAATGTTTATCGGCTGATAGTTTGGCATAGAAGCCGTCGGCAACCTTACCAGGGCGGATGTTCATTATTTCGGCGTTGAACAGTAGGTCGGACACGCGCTGCTCGTACATTTCTTGAATCCACCCAGGTTTGAGGTTTTCTTGGTTTACGAGGGCGTTAGCTTTGATAAAGAGATGCTCGGTAGGTTTTTGTTTGGCGAGTTTTTCGCGTGCGGTGAACCATTCCCCCGTTTTGGTGAGGGCAACTGACGAGGTGAAGATAGTCGCATTCAGCAGGCTTGCCTTATCAAAAGCTATCTTCTTGGCGCGGTTGGTGGTCAGTACGTTGTTGAAGAGTCTATCGTGCTCTAATAGTGCAGCTTCGTCGCCAATAACAATGTAAGAGTTTAACCCTCGTCCGCTATTGGGGTCATCGAGGGATACGAGTACTAATATAAAACCATTAGAGAAGTGCACCACGTTGCTCCACGAGTTGGGTGCTTGAAAAGGCATCTCGAAGCCTAACGACTTGCCGTTACGCCCTACTACATAATCTACATCTTCATAAAAGCCAAACATCTCTAAGCCCTCTTTGGTAGAGGGGAAAGTACGGCTTTTTATCTGCACGAAAGTAGCCCCTACCAGTACGCCTGTAGCGCGTGGCATTTGCTTTACCGCTTCCTTTACAAACCAACCGAGTATGGTACTCTTGCCCGTACCACGCCCCGCCTCTATGCAAATGTGTTTTACACCCGCATAGCGGTTGGCAGATACGGCAGCCATCTGCATAGGGTTGAGGAGGATTTGTTTAACAGGTTTAATCAGCGGTTTCATCGTCGGGTTCATCGGTTATATCTTCGTAGTCGGTATCGGTAGCGGGCAAGCTGTTGAAATCTACTACCCCTGAAGCAAGGGCAGCACGTAACATCTTGGCACTCTTACGGCTCATACGTATATGATATTCATTAGCAGTAATCTTTTCAAAATTGATTTCTTTTTCTTCTTTGTCGAAGTTGAAGAGGCGAGCATAAGAGTCTAACGCCTTGCGGGCTTGTTCTAAATCTCTATCTTTCAAAGCCATTTGGTACAACTGCCAATAACTATCTGCTAAAATAGCCCGCTCGGCGTTGATGTCAGATTTATCGAGTTCACCAAAGATTTGCATTGCCCACGAGTAATCACGGTAGGCAGTAGCTTGGCTTACGCCCATTTCACGAATGTGTATCTGTATAGCTTGGTGCTTAGAGTACTTGTTGGATAATCGCAAGCCGTGTATGTGGCGCAAACGCGTTTTAACCGCCTCTTCGGCAGGTAGTAACTGAAAATTCTCGTCTATATACGAGGCAGATATGCGCTGATAAAGGCTGTCTTTGCTGAATTTAGTAAGTTCCATTTTAGGTGTTAGGGATTAGAAGTAGAGTCCACTTTTCATTTTTTCTACTTGTTGGGTAGCTACTGAGGGTACATAGCAAGCCACCGCTTCTTTTTCGAGCAGCTGTTTGAGTTGGGCGAGTTCGTGGCGAGCAAGTTGTTGCAAGCGTTTGGCAAGGGTGTAGAGCTCAGAGCCGTTGAGTATTTTGCTCTTTTGCCAAGGCAATTCCTCCCATTGCTGTACAATAGCGGTAGCTGTAAATGAGAAGCTATGCATTTGAGCAGCTTCGGCAACAGTAAAAAAAACGACGGTACGCTGTAGTTTTTCCCATATAGCAGGATAAGTACGCAAATCATCGGGGGTGCAAGTGCTGACTTGTGGCGCAACAAGGCTCTCCCATATCCATTGTATTAGAGGTTTCAGTTTAACGAATACTTCCCAAGAATTATTGAGGCTGTAATACTTCTCAAACTCATTCACACTACTGATAACACCGCTTGCGCGTTGTAGCTTACCTTCTGTAATAAGCAACTCGATACAATCGTTGAGAGCGCGGTCGCCCATCGCAATAGACGAGAGCCCTAAATCACGCAAGTCCCACCAAGGCGACTTTTCCATCTTATCATCGGTGTAATAGTTGCCACCCGTGTTGGATAAGTTTACCTTGAGGAACGGGATAGCATAAGCCACCGCATAGTTGGCTACTGCTTTTTTGAGCAGTTCGAGTTCGTCGCCACTTAAAGTTTCAGCAGTAGACTTGGGTATATACGGATATACTTTTACGCGGAGCGCCTCCTCGATATAAGGTTTGAGGAGGTCGAAGTCTAAACGGTTAGAAACATTAGTATATTGCTTGATTTCTTGTATATTGGTAAACATAGGTTTAGGGGTTATTCGTTAGACGATAGTTGAAATTCGACGACAAAGCTATGCAGGTTGCGGGTGCTATCAAAGGACAGTGGTTTTTGGGTGATAGGTATTACCTTCAGCCACTCACCTGCAATACGCAAGAAGCACACAGGTGATTTGATGAGTTCCCATAATACTTCTATCTCTTCAGGAAAGAGCCAACCTGTATTGAGTTTGTAAGTGCGCTTGGTTTTTACTTGCGCCTTATAGTCCTCACTCAGTAGCACATTGTCGGCGAGGGTATGCTCGTAACTTACCAGTGCTTCGTACTCGCCAGCAAACGAAAACCAGTCGGGACAGAAGTTTTGGTTTTGAAATAGCGCACTAATAGGCGTGCCATTAGGTTCGGGTTTGGGTTCGAGGCTAAGGGTTTCCTTACGGATGATAGCGGTAGCCCCATAGGTAACATCGGCGGTAGCGCGTAAGAAACTGAAATTAGCCACGCCCAGCGGGTCCTTAATAGCCGAAAGGTCGATAAGGTTAGAGCCTATTTGTCCTAATGAATGAGCGCGTACCTCTTGGGTAAGTGCCGATACTGATATAAGGCTATGCTTGTAAGTAGAGCGCAAACGGCTTTGAGTGAGATACGGATAAGCTTTAGGTTTCTTCCCAGGGAGGTAATGCAAATCAGTAAGGGTATGCGTTTTGAACACCACACCTTTGAAATTGGTTTCCTTAATTATTGCCGATACCTTGGTTGCTTTGAAAATCTCTTTAGGAGCGAGCAGCTTTTTAGTGTTCACTTCCAATGAGGGAGTAATGTCTCTGAAAAAGTCTTGTACCTCTTGCCCTATATCCACCGTAGCCACGCCCTCAAAGAAAACATAATCATAGCTTTGGGTAGTGGTAAAGCTACGCTCATAGCCATTGAACTCCATTGTAAGGGCTACCGTGATAAACTCGCTTTCAGCGGCTGTTTGGCGTACGCGGGTGAGCTCTTTGTCTAGACAGAAGTACACGTTTTTGGTAGCAAAAGCTACATCGGTTTGTACGCTAATCTCTATATTAACCACTTGCTCGCTACCCGCTGAAGAAGTTACCTTGAGCCAGCCTTTGTGCTCGCCTACGGTCATCAGTTCGGAAGATTGAGATCGGAATTTTACCACTACTTCCTCTTCGCCGTTGCCTTTAATTTCGGTAACCTCCAAGAAATCGGCATTGTTAATGATAAAGGTGAGGCGGTTAGGATTCTTAATGGTAAATGTACCCTCGGCGCGCTCTTTCTTATCGGTTTTCAATAGGTATTTAAATTCCTTTTTGTCGATATGAAAAGCGGTAGTATCGTTGATAACAGTGAGGTTGATATCGAAGAAATAAAATGGTCTAATAGTTTCTCCTATGATATTATTCACTTTCGAAACTACTTGTGATTTTGAAAAGTCGATAGGCAAACCTGCTATCTTTCCATTTTGTAGATATTCATCAGAAAGAGCAAATTCAATAAATACTCTATAAGGATCAGTGATTGTTTTCTTTATTCTAATATTGAACAGTCCTTTATTAACAAATACTTTATCAAAAAAAGATTGATATTCAAAATCGTTTATTACAATACTGCCTAACTCTCTTGTAGCTGCAAAAAAATGTAATAATTCAAATAAGCGAGTATATGGGTTGATTAAGGTATGGATAAACGAAGTATCGCCCGTGAGTTCTTTGGTAGCCGTGTTGAGCACCATATTGAGTACTGGGCGTTCATTAGGTTTAGGTTTTGGGGTAGCTTTATCGGTACGGCGCAACGTAATTACTACCTCTTTACGCTCGGTAGGTAGGTCTATCTCGTTTACTTTACCGCTCTTCTCTTCAGTGACAATTACCCCTAAGGTTACTTTCACTTTTACATCGCCTTTTTCAGGTAACTTACTGAAATTGTTGTAACGCAACTGCAGGTTATGTTGCAGTCCGATAAGGTTTTCTAAGTCCTCCCCTGTAGGGGCAATGAGTTCTACATATTCATTGGCAGCAATACGTGCATAATAACGAAACCCCTTGTACTTCTTGTATACAGTGAGCAATCCCAATTCAGGATAATGCACCGTAAGGTTTTCGGTAGAAGGTATAGGCTGAGAGGAGTGCCACTCTTTAAGGATAGTAGCAGGTGAGATATTCCAATCAGCGATAGGTTTTTCTACTTCATAGCACACTTCTATCCATTCATATCCTCCTTGAGAGGTAGGTTTTCCTGCTTGGGAACTTCGGCATATTTTTTCAATATAGGTTCTAATAGGCATAGCATTTGTATTTTATGAGGTTTTTGTATAGGGCGGTTTGTATCGGTTCGTTAGGTCTCCAAAACTCAATGGCAATGAAAGGAGTAAAAAGTATTACCCGCTCGGGGCGCACTTCTATTCTATCATTAGGAAATAGCAAAGGCAGCTGGTGTTCTAAGTAGCGGTGCACTTGCCAACTCTCTACTATGAAATCTATATCCTTAGCGAGGTAGTTCTCGGAATATACTCCTTGCATTACCTTAGCTACCGAACCACACACTACGGGTAGTTGCTCGGTAGTGAAGACTTCTAACACGGCACTGTAAATAGTATCGAGATAGGTGTTGATACGTGTGTCGTCGAAAATATTGAGACTTGTAAAAGCGGTGTACATTAGATTGTAATTGTGGTGATCTCTACTTGGTAATGCTCTTTGTCAAGCACGGATTTATTAAGGCTCTTGATAAGCATACGTTGGTTATAGGCAAGAATAGTGTCGCGCAAGGCGATGTGACGGAATTGGTTTTTGTTACATACAAAGCTCCACGTGTATTCAGCGGCGGCAATTCGCATCTTATACCAATCTTTCCAATACTCAGCTACTAATGGAGGCGTAAGGGTTTTGCGGAAACCTGCATTGTTTTGTCCGTTGTGCAAGCCGTCGTACCATATCATTCCAATAGTTTGTTCTCCACTCTTGCGCGCTATAGCTGTATAAATCCCCTCATACATTATACGTGGCAAACAGTAGCCTCCTATCTGTATTTCGGTAAAATTGGTGAGTTGGGTAGCTTCTTGAGCATTGAGTACCTGGTAACTATCAGCGGTTACCTGCACGACGGGCAACTGATAGGCTTTATCGTCCATTTCGGGGAATTTGATGAGGTACGACTGCTTCGTAAGAAATGTTTTTTTAGTTTCGCGTACTTCCCAAGGGCGGAAATCTTTAGCTTGTGTACGTTCTTCTAAGCGAATACGGTTCATATACAACTTGTGTCCCCTGATAAACATATCGTAATTCTTCCAATTCTTAATCGTCTTCACCAGTTCGCCAAAAGTAACATCAGGCACGGCGCGTTTGAGGTCTACTATATTAGGGTTGATTACCTGCTCTATCACATTGCCGTCTTCGCTGTGTTGGGCTACGATATTGAGGTTCATAGAGAGTTGAGGCTGCGGAGTACCTTCTATCTCTAAAACCAATGTTTGTCCTGTTGTATCGATAGTGAGCACCTGGGTAAAACTGAGCGTTTCAGGTTTTTCAAAGCTAAATTCACGGATGATTACGTTGTCGAGTTTTAAACGAATGTTCACCTGCCCGCTTATCGGTTGGTTATCACAAACTAACCGCCACGTTCCTGCTGTAGCAAATTCGTAGGTAGGCTCTACGGCTGTGAGGGTGTGTTCTTGTTGAGCTGTAGTGAGGTAGTAAGGCGTATTGCTGTACAACACCTGCTGATTGAAGTCTTCATCGGTGAGGATGTCGCCAGCCAGTTCATAGCCTGCATCGGCAAACCCCGTTTTGAGTACGTAGAGCAGGTAAGGCATAGGGTGCATAATGTTGTAATTCCTATTAGCCTCGTTGCGAATAAACCCTTCTGAACCATAATTATTGATAAACTGAAAGAATAACTCCCACCCTTTCTGACTTTTATCTTTAGGGTATACCACTTTAGGAAAGTTATAATCCACTTCGGGGTACTTTTTAACGACTATCTCGTTGGCGTGAGCGTATATATCGGGTACGCGCTTACGCAAAAGCGGAAGGTCGCATAGCTTCTTCTCAAAGTTAGGCAACTGCTCAAAACCTGAATCTATTTGTGCCGACACTAAGTTACCTTCTACCGATAGTATTTCGAGCGTACCTTTACGCACGCGACCATCCAACACGTGATAACCATCGTACTTCTTCTTGAGTTTGGTGGCGTTGAGGGCGGTATAATTACCCATACGCAAGCGCAAATCAGCATTCATTTGGAACTCGAAAGGCAATGAATACTGAGTGAAGAAAGTGTCCTTAAATCGCGGGTTCTCCTCTTGATAAGAGATAGCAATGCGCGAAAGGTCTAACACGAATTGAGAGGTAATGAAATAATCGGTCATATTTTTTTATATAAGAGGTAAAAGGCAAGAGGTAAGAGCAATAACAATAACCACCAATAATTGAAAGAAATGCGCTGTACTTGTTTATGTTTAGTACTCGTAAAAGAAAAGGTTTTGGAGGTAACACTCGTTGTATTACTACTCACTTTAAATTCATCACTTTTCACAACACTGAGCGTACCCCCTTTGAGGGTAATCCGCTCTACCACTTTACCACCTACCTCGTGAGTGTATTCTAAGGGCGTATCGGGTCCTACAGTGCTCAACTGATAAGTGAGTAGTGAATGCTGTAATGTAGCAAACTCTGAACCCACCGTAGCGAGTTCAGAGGTTTGCGTAGCAACTTTCTCGGCAACCACTTTTTTAGTGTTGCACGAGATAAATAACATAAAAAGCAATATATAAGTAACACATTTCATTAGCTATTCTTTTCTATGGTTTTGATCACATCTTTCAAGATTTTCGCATAATTAGTAGCGGTAGCATAGCCCGCCTTTGCTACTTCATCAGCGAACTTGTATGGGTCATTTCTTACCAACAAGGCTTTAGCATATCGCTTGTTGATAAAGAAGAATTGCGAGTGATCACTAAACCCTTCTTCGGGTGTGATGTATTTCATAAACCAATCTTTTACTCTGTAGAGATACTTACCGTTAGAAAGCTTGGTAATACTCAACACTTCAGGGAATTTATTAGAGTTGGGAACTGCTAACTCCTCTTTAGTAACCCATAGTTGCTTATTAGGCAATGGCGTAGTTGCTTTAGCTTTGATACCAAAGAAATTATAACCTTCTGCACGTTCACCCCAACGGCTTTCTAAGGCAGCTTGCGCCAAGGTGAAGAGGTGAGAGATACCCGTTTTCTTTTCGCTTTCCAAAGCAAAAGGCTTATACTTTTTTACAAAATCTTTTGGTGTCATTGTTGTTCGTTATTATAGGTTTGAGATGTTTCGGACTGTTCAGCTTGTTCAGATTTTTCATTCATATAATTAGAGATGGTTTTAGCGACTTCCTCTAAGTTCTCACGATTGATAAACACTTGCTGAACGACTTGTCCCGCTCGGTCTAAACGCACTTTGTCTTCGGCTTTTTCGCGTATCGATTTGATTTCTATCAAACATAGTACTATTGCCATAAAGAAAGTGATAAAAGGAAATAGCCACAATGAGGTTTGGTAATAGATTTCTAAGTACCAAGAGAGCAAGCCATACATACTATCCACAATAGTACAAGCTATAAGAATGTTGTAGTATTGTGCCATTTTGCTAATGGTACGTCTATAGCCGTAGGAAGTTCGTGTTTCGCCGATACGTTTAGCCTTGCGAACACCACTCCAAAGGTCGGCGAATATCATAAGGAGTACGAGAATGTAGATACCGAGTAGTATCCAAAGAATTACGAAAATTTTTTCCATTGATTGTTATCGTTTAATTATTTTTAAAGTGATTAAATCGTTTGTTTGGTATGTATTAGAGGTTGATACAGATGTCTCAACAGTAAAGGGGTAATTATTCGTGTTTTGCTTATCGTATCTAATTACATCTTTATCCTCAAAAAGCCATTTTGTTTGTTCTAAATACTCATAGAAATAAGGGCAATTCTTAAATAGAAAATCTGAAGTATAATCTCTATTTATTTCTCCTAACAATTTAAAAGTAAGTTCAATTTCTTTTGTCACGCCATTTTCTAAGATAGCCTCTATTGTTTGTATATTAGAATGCACCGTTTCTTCGTTTCCATCTCCTTTGTAAACCCAAGCAGAGTAACGTATATTACCCATAATATTAGCACTCAACTCATTGTATAGAGTTCTCATATCTATAGGTTTTTTATTTTGTGACCCCCATTGTAAAAATTGAATTGCATTCATAGCTTCTGAATATGTTTAATGAGTGGATAAGGTACGAGAGCAGCTACTATATCCCACCAGTCGATGAAGGTACGTTTGATAAACTTGTCGTACAACTCTTTAACAAGACCAACCAATAACACAACACCAATAGCCATAGCTAAGGCTGCCCATAGTGAGTAGAGTAGGTAAGCGGTTATAAAGGCTACAACAAATATTGTGTTACCTACCATAGAATGGAGCAGTTTGTCACTGCCTTTAAGATTTTGAATGATTTTATTTTTCATAGTTTTAAACATTTCGTATATCTATAAATATTGTATTGTTGTCAGCACTATAATCCACTATTGCGGTACTGCCTTTTTTACCATTTAAAACTCTATCTCCTGTATAAATAGCTTCAACAGCACCTGTAAATTTAACCTCACCACCATCAAAAACTTTTCTTATTGCAACCGTTGTCAATAAAGGCATATTGTCATAATTCACTGTACAATTATTATTAATATGTAGTGTTTTACCAACAATGTTGAGAGTTATATTAAACGTAGAAGCTGTTACATTAATAGTTCTTTCACTACTTCTATCTTCTAATTTAAACCATTCTTTGTATGTTCCTTCAATAACTTGTTTAACCCATAATTGTTTGTCATCACTATCAATGTTTTTAGCTATAATAAACCCCCAATTTTTATCTGAATGAGTGAAGCCTACCATTTCGTAAAAATGAGACGATGGAGCATTTAATATATTACTACCTGAGCCAAAATGAATAGAACCATCTTTATCTAAAAAAGTATGAGCATCGTTAATTGCTTTATATTGCGGAATTTTACTTTCAATATCTTCAGGGGCGGGTGTCCAATCAGTTGCAATGTTTCCTTTTTCGAGTTTAACATTTCGTATCCAGAGTTTAGAGGTTACATCACCTGTATCACTCCCATTGTTATCAATACGTATAGAGCCTTTTGGACTTAAATTGGCGTCAGTAGTGAATGTAAGTGTCTCTCTTTTCCATTCTCCATTAGTATTTGGGATTTTCTTATTAGGTGCTTGAGAAAAGCCTTCATTTATAAAAAATATCTCAACACTTCTAATATTCTCACTTTTGTATTCCAAAGACAATGTATAAGTTGTATTCTTTTCCAATGTACCTCCTACTATACCATAATAGATATAATCTTCTACCGTACCTCTATACTCTTTATAACGCTCTTTCTTACTATCAGTGATTAGGTTACGTCCGCCAACTTTTATATTTTCATTTTTAAGTTCTGAAAGATTTGTAACTCCTCCACCTGCTAAAACTACTTTATCATTACCTTGTCCCCACAATTGTATACCCTTAAATTCGCCTATAACTAAATCATTGAAAGGTTTATTTCCAAAAGCAATGTTGCCATTATCTCTAACGAGAATTATTGTTTTATCATTAATTAACAAATTCCCATTTAAACCAACATCACCAGTTACTGTACCTCCGTTCAAAGGTAAATAATTCAATTCGGGTTTATCTGCAAGGTCATTATAGGAGATAGCATTTTCATCTATTACTTCACTACCTGACATTAGTTTTATCTTTCCATTCTGTACAACGATACTGGTAGGAATGTTGCTTACAAAATGGCTTACGGGGATACTGGTAAGTAGGTTATCGCGCTTGTCTCTTAGCTCTAAGTTTTTGTTCACCTTATTATACACTAACTTAGTCCCCTCGTCGTCCAAGAACATTAGGGATATACGCCTTACTACGTTGTTACCTTTTTTGAATTTTAGTTCCGTAGTACTCTCGTCCAGTTCAATATCATAGTCTTCGAGAGCATCAAGTTGTTGCTTGTAGTCGTTAGTGAAATCATTAGACGAAAGTCCCTTGCCTTCCACTTTTTGCACGGCACCAAGGATAAGATCCTTTAACGTTTTGTCGAGGAGCACTGGGCGGTTTTGATTGAAGGTAAGGCGGGTGAGGGCTTCTTGGGCAGCGGTGGGATTGTCGTACACCACGCCATTGATTTCTACCTCGCTTACTAAGGCTTCGAGGATAGAGAAGTTCACATCATCGGCGGCGTGGAGGATAAGGCGTTCATCTTCCACCTTTGCCGTGAAATTGCGCAAGGCTAATATGCCATTGTACTCAAAAACGTATTCTTGTAACTCGCCCGTTAGGGGGTTGACTTTGTATTTGGGTTCCATTTTAGGTAAGAGATAAGAGGTAAGAAGTAACAGGTGTGTTACTGCTTCCTTTGGTTTACTTTGCAAAGGTAGTGCGGGTGGTAAAAAAGTGAAAGGACAAAAAAAAGCCTTGCTATGGCAAGGCTTTTTTGTACATACACCAACAATAGACAAGCCTATCATCGGGGGTTTGTACCAGTTCGATGGTGAACCCTAATTCTTGAAGTACATCGTACACATCATGCTGGTCTATGGGTTCGTTAGGGATTACGCCCTGCACCATAGCGAGCACCTGCGAGGTGGTGTGATACGCTTTAGCTACAGTCCCCGCAAATTGTGGAGAATAATACCGCAAGAGTAATGTTTTGAGAATTTCTTTGTAGTCGTTCATTGTGTTGAAGAAATAAAAAAATCCGTGAGTGGGTGTTGCGTAATCAAGAGCACGGATGCTTTTGTTGTATAGCATTACTACTATACACACCTTCACGGAATATTTTATAATAATTATTTTCTTGCAACATTGTACAAGTGTTGCTCTTGATTACGCGTTGCAAAAGTAAGAACAAAAAAATAACCTACAAAATTTTTGCAGGTTATTTCTTTATTTTTTTAAAGTTTACCAATTCTCTTGTGTAGGGAGAGGTTTATCCATTGCTATTTTTAAATTATCAATTAGAGATGTAATCTTTAAATATATCATAGCTCTTAGTTCTGTTGTTACTTTTACTTTATATTTTTCTGAACCTCCAAAAGCACCTGTAAAAGTGGGTAAATAAAGTTCATTAGTAACAAGTCCTAATGAATGAGAAGCTCCTTTATGATAAAAATTTGTAAATTCATATTTGTATTTACCATCTTTACACATTATTTTAACATCATAGGTTATCCATCCTTCTCTTGCTTTAAAACCAACGAAAATTTGGCTATCATATTTGATAGTGCCTCTACCCATAAGAATAAAATTCTCGTTGTCATCTAACAAGACTACTTCACGAGGGTCTTTATAGACTGTTGTAAACCAAATTTTAGCATTAGTATACAGCATTTTGGCTGTAAGATTAGGTGTTACATTAACTACTTCAGTAAATGTGTAAGGTTTAGTAAGGTCTTCACTCTGAGCTGAAACAAAAAAAGCATTAAGGAAGGAGATAATAATTAAAATCTTTTTCATACTAACCTATTTAGTGTTTTGTAAAAATAGAATAATTGTACATACAATCCCGATGAGTGTAAGCCAAAAAAAGAAAGAAATGTACTTAGAAATTTTTCCTAAATGTTTTTCGCTGGAACGAATCATAGCGGTTTGAAAGATTTCTCTTTCTTCAGGGGTTAGTTGTTCTACTTTGTCGATGAGTTGTACAAAGTCTTTTGGTAATTGTGATTTAGGGGTATTACCAAAATAGGGGTTTGGTTTTTGTGTTTCCATTCGTGTTAGTTTTATTTAGAGATACAAAAGTATAAACAATATTTTACCCTTGCAAGATTATAATAAAAAAGTCTTTCTCTTATTCAAAGAAAGACTTTTTAAGTAGTTAAAAATAATCAATTTAGTTTTTCCAAAGGGAAAACCTCAATAATATTGTTCTTCATTAGATCTTCTACAAATGCATCTTCATCTGTAGCTCTAATATCTAAATTATCCCATAATACAGCTCGTTTGGCATATTGAAGCATGTAAGTGTTATTATCCAAATTATAGGTAAAAGCATTCATTCTTTTCAAAGAAGAAACTATTTCACGGCAATCATCTGCCGTGAAAGCTTCTCCTGTATCTATTATCATCACCTTTTTCATACGGGGGCAAAGATAATAATTACTAAGCAAAATCCAATACCCGCTCTTCAAAATATTCTGTAAGTTCTTCATTTAAGATTGTTTCTAAATTTGATAATACAATGTTTTGTTTTGAGAACTCTACCAAACGCGCACAAATCAATATCCAATTTTTGATTTTACTGAATTTTGTAGAGCCTGAATGTTGTCTAAATTCAACCGTACCATATTTGAGATAACTTTGTAAATTCAACTTTAAATAACGAGTATTGAATAAACTTACTATCTCACGAACACTTCTGCAATTATTAAGGTTAGAAAAGAAAGTGTCTTTACTTCCTAAGATAGATAAACCTTTACAATATTGGTTATTTCTACGGCTCTCAGGCATCATCTTATCAAATTGCTTTTCCAATATATAAAAGTTTTTAACTAATGTTTTCATATTCTCTAAGGAATAATCATTAACTTCTAAATGAATGTGAACACCACAACTTGTATTTACATTTGTTTTACTTAAACGGAGAGCTGTAGTAGCTTTCTTTAAACTTTGAAGCCCTTCACATCCTTGTAGTATAGGACTCACCATTTCAAATGGATAATCTCCACGAATGCTTGAATCAGTAGTGAACTTCCAATGATTACGAGTTTCGTGATTATAACGTTCAAACTCATATCTTATTCCTTCTGCTCTCAAGTTTCTTTCTAAAGTACTTTGTGCTGCACCAAAGAATTCTATCTCTACTCCAAAACGTCTGTTGAATAAAAATTCAAAAACATTGTCCAATGGCATAGTAGATTGAATTTCATTCCATTTTTTCCACATATTATGGGCATAACCATAATTTCCATTGCATAGTAAATCTGCTACTTGTTGGCGAGTGTAACCTAATGAATAAAATGCAAAAGCTTTTTCTTTTTTAGTTGAATTCTGATTTAAAATTTGTTCTACTGTCATAATTGTAATATATTGATTATCATTTAACTACGATGCAAAGTAACGACATATTTATGAACCTTGCAAATTATAATCAATTTATTTTCAGTATATTAGAAAACTTTAACTTTTGAAAAAACTTATTCACTTTCTTTTGCTAAAAAGAGGTTTATTTTTTCCTGTGGAAGTTCTTCTCCGTTACAAATAATTTTAAAACCTAAATGATTTGTTTTCATATAGGCTATCCAACGGCGTATAATTACATCCATATATTGAGGATCGAACTCTACCCCTCTACACATTCTCCAATTCATTTCACAAGCTATAAGAGTGGATCCTGAACCAAGGAATAGATCTCCTACAATATCTTTTTGTTGTGAACTATTCTTGATAAGATAACCTATAAGTTCTATAGGTTTCATAGTAGGATGATCTGCATTTTTTTTAGGTTTATCAAACTCAAGAACAGAGGACTGTTTTCTATCTGTATACCAAGGGTGTTTACCTTCTGATTGCCAACCATAGAGAATTGGTTGATGTTTTTTTACATTCTCTACATTCTCTACATCTTCAATTTCTCCTACCAATATAGGTTCGTGCTTCATGTGGTAGTCTAATCTCCCTAAAACAAATTGATTTTTTACCCAAATCAATACACTTGAAATCTTATATCCAGCTTTTAGCATTGCGGTTCTAAAGTTTACGGCTTCAGAATCTGAGTAAAAGATGTAAGTAGGGCAACCAATCATTGAGTGGTTAAAAGTATTTTGATAAAAATCATAAAGAAACTCAAAAAAAGCACGGTCACTCATTTTGTCATTTTTAATTTTCAGTTTATCCTTGGTTCCACCTTCGTAATTTACATTATAGGGAGGGTCCGTAACTATTAATTGAAAAATTTCATTTCCAAGTAGTTTTTTGTAAGTTTTTTCTTTGGTTGAATCACCGCAGATAACTTTATGTGTAATTCCTTTCTGTGTTGAAATTAATTCAAAAATATCACCTTCCTTAGATTGAATGTTTTTAGGAGGAATAATATCTACTTCTTCCTCTATTTCTATTTTCACAGCGTTTTCTGATTGAATAAAATCATCAAACGAATTAATATCAAAACCTATTTCTGTAAGGTTGATATCAGAGAAAAACTCAGATATTTTCTCATAGTCAAATTCACCATTTAGGATATTTGATCTAAGATTGTATTCCTTAAATTCATTCTCTGTAAGTTTTCTATTAGGGATACGAACATCTATGATTTCTTCTCCCCTTCCTAACTCAAAAAGAATTATTACTCTTTGGTGTCCTCCAATGAGAGTGTTGTCAATATCAATCACAGGAATTTCTACCAAATTGAACTTTTCTAATGATTTTTTGAGACGTTCTTTGTCTAAATCGGATATTTTTCGGGGGTTGTATTCGTAAGGGACAAGTTCCGAAACTTTTCTTTGAACGGTATACCATTCTAAAGGTGCTAATATTTCTTGCATATTTAAAAATTTAAAGTTAATATTTCTTGTCTTTTTTTGTTTTTTGTGTGACTACTTCCTAAGTGTAGTAATACTTTGTGTTGTTTCCAACCAAATTGATTAACATACTTTGTCAGCTCCTCATTCTGATAAGAACTCAAAATAAATTTTCCTCTAATCTGAGACAAAGTTTTTAGCAATTCATTAAAATGCTCTTGTGTATAACCACCATAATGACCTTGGTTAGCCCCAACATAAGGAGGATCACAATAGTGAAATGTATCTAATGAATCTCGTTTTTGAATTACTTCACAAGCATCATTGTTCTCTAATTGTACATTTTTCAATCGTTGGGAATATACATCAGTAAAACTTTCTATTTTATTATTCAAAAGTTTTACATTTTTTGAATTAGAAGTAATTCTGCAATTCATTACTTGATTAGAAAAACCAAAATTTGTAGCAAACCAAAATGCCCACGCTCTTTGTTTTTCTGAAAATAAATGGGGTGTGTTATAAATTACTAATGCTGATTTATAAGCATCACGACTGATAATAGTTTTTTCTATTAACATTCTTAATTCTTCAAAATCAGTTTTCAATACTTTATAGAAGTTGAAAACATTAGCATTGAAATCATTTATAATTTCTGTTTTTGTTGGTTCTTTAGCCCAAAATACAGCTCCTCCGCCAAAGAAAGGCTCTGTATAGATTCTGTGTTGGGGTATTAGTGGTAGAATATGAGGAAGCATAGTTTGTTTCCCTCCATAATAACTTATGGGTGTTCTTTGCCAAATTTTTGATATAGATTTCATTATTTTACTTGTTATTTGAAATTATTTTGTATCTTTGCACCTCCTACATCTAAATAATAAAATAGCCAGCAGGCGGAAAAACATAAGTCCTCCGTGCCTGATGGCTATTATTTTAAAAGATGTAGGAATTTTTTATTTAATAACGGAGGACTTTTTTATCCTCCTAAAATGTTATTTTACATTTATCTTTTTTTCAATTGTTTTTACTAACAGTTTCAGTTGCTTTAATTCTTCGGTTTTTCTGAATATTTTTTCTATCAAAGTAAAGTTTTCGCCCTCACTTTCGGCGGCTTGTAGTCTCCATTTCATAAGGCTTTTTTCTCTCGATACGATATTGCTGCGCAGGGTGTGCAGGCGTTGTACGAGTTGTGTAGGACTCAACTTATCTAAGGCTTCTTCTTGGGAGGGGGCGGCAGGTAGCAATATGCGTTTGTACTTGATCCAATGGTCGAGCACGGTATCGCAGGCGTCCATTTCCTCAAATAGTTGCCATAGCTGTTGCTGTAGGGCGCGGGCTTGGCTTTCTTGGTCGGCAGGCAAGGCATTAAGGCTTAGCTTGAGCGAGCAGGCTTGTAGCCAGTGGTTTTTCTTGGCAAGGTATATGGGGTGCAGGGCTTGGGGATAGCTGGGTTGTGGGGGTGTGGATAGCTTGGGGTGGGGGTGTGGATAGCTGGGTTGTGTGGGTGTGCTTGTGC